CACGTGACCGCCGATGGCGTCCGACACGGTCTCTACGGCGCTCTCCTGGCGCTCCGGCGATGTGGTGGCGTCCGTGTAGCGGCTAAGCCGGGTTGCGCCCAACACGCGCGGACCTCTGCGCTGCGACATGCGTTTGTTCCCTCCCCTTGCTGTGTCGGAACGTATGTTACTCCCACCCGTACGGGTTGCCGTATTGGCCCAATCTGCGTATGTGAGGAAAGGCCGTCTGACCTGCGGAAACGGTGACTTTGGTCCCGGTCCGTCGCGCCGACCGCCCGGTTACCCTCGCCTAAGTGAACGTTGAACGACCCGATGACTCAACACTGACCATCCGCACCTACCGCGTTCGGCCGAACGGCCAGCGCACGGAAGAGACCCCCGTACGCCAGTATCTCGGCCGGATAACGCGCACCTGGCGCACCACCTGGCCAGCCTGCGAGTGCCCGCGCTGCGCCTACTGGCCGGGTCATCCTCAGGTATGACACGCCCGCCGGACCGAGACCCGTTCGTAGGGTGCACCAGCCCGGAACCGGCCTACGGTGAAGACATGACCGCACAGACACTCCCCCACCGCCCCGGAGCGCTGGCCGCTGGCCGTGTGACCGGATGTCTCCCCCGCCCCGAAGCCGTAGACGCTTGGCTGAATACCGGCCGGACACTCAAGGCTCTGGGGCTGGTCGGCGACTACCGGGCAGCGCTGCGCCGATGGGGAGCCGGTTGGGCCGTGTTCCTGGTGGCTGCCGATGTTGACTGACCGCCCGTTAGCCCGCTTACTGCCCCGTACTGATCTTGAATCGGTGCGGGGCTTTTTCATGTCCCCCGTTCGGTCGATTCCGTGGACCCTGACGTCAGGTCAGGACTACTCTGGTCACACCATCGGATGCGGTGAGTGATCATGAATCGCTCGCCGGAGCGGAATGGAACACAACAAAAAATGACCCAAGCGGACCGTGCGCAGAATCCATCTGCGTTCCGGGGAAGGCCGTTTGAATCGCCTACTACGGGCGGTCAAACGGGTTCCCCCACAGAGACCCGAAAGCGACCGCCCGTTTCTGCTGCCGAAAAGCGCCAGCGGGCCCGAGTAGCAGAACTCCACGCGCTTGCCCGCGCTGATTACGTGGCAGCGCAAGAGCGCGAGCACAGATTGCGCGCGGCCGGACGTCCCGCGCACCGCTTCGCGCTGGTCGAGTGCGGGTGCCGAGAGTGCAAGGGGGGTCCGCGTGTCCACGTCGCAGACTGACCCCGAAGAGTGCGCGGTGTGCCAGGCACTCGACACGGTTGCCGAATCGCTCGAAAGCACGGACCCGCGAATGCTGGACCGGTCCGCGCGAATCGACCTGCGGGTAAAGCGCCAGCGTCACGCGCTGGACTGCCGGTTCCCTCGTGAGGGTGCCAAATGAGCGAGCCGACCGAAGCGGAAGCGCGAATGGCAGCGCGACAGCGAATCCTTGCCGCCCGGCAAGCCGACCTGAAAAACCGAGCATCCGAGAGAGGGAGCATCGTGGCATTCCGCCGAGACCGCGCGCAGAGTGGGTATTTCGACTCGCACGGGGACGGGCACCCGGACCGGGGCCACTACATGCCCGCGCACACGGCCTGTGAGCCCGCTCAGAGCCCGGAGACTGACGACCCGGCACCGGAGGCCACGAAGCCGGAGAGCGGCCCGCAGACGGGCGCCTAGAGCCTCAAACAGAACAGACCCCCTACCGCCGGTCAACTCGCCGGATTGGTAGGGGGTCTGTCGTGCCTAAGGGTAAGCCTGCCGGAGGGTCTGTCAGCGCGCTCACACGGCCACCGGGACCGCTCGCTGTGCCGGAACCGGAACGGCACCCGCACGGGCCGCCAGGAGACACGTTGCGTCCGCCCCGCACAGCTTCGCGGGCTCGAACCTCGGCCGGGCACTGAACCGAGCTGCGTTGAGCAGCACCCGATCCGGCAGCACGTCACGGGAAGGCCACCAGCACCACGGCAAGCCGTTCGGCCGGTACCGGTGCGCCGCTTCGTCCCATGCCCATTCATACGTTGCCAGCACCCGGCCCGACTCTTTGCCCCGGATCACGATGCGCCATGACGGATACTTTCCCGCTGGTATCGCATACGAAGCGAGGGAGGCATAGCCCCGGATGGCCGCGCACATGTCATGGTGCGTGTAGATGTGATCTTCCGACTCCGGCTGTACCTGACACGCCCGCCACTCCCACCGGTCGGACCCGTCAGCGCTGCGAACCCGCAGCTCAACCGCGATGCGCGCGGTCGGTTCTTCGTAAGGCACTGTCCCCGCCTCATGTCCGGTCTGCCTGGTGTTCGAACCATATTCGGCCGCACTGACAGTGACCAGCGGGTATCTGTCGCCCGATCGAACACTCTGCGGAGTTATGCACCGAATACGTGCCCAACTCGCTAGGAACCTGCGGTTATTTAATTTCAAACGTTCGGGCACGCGTGACGTACATCACAGTGACACTTTCCCGGCTGGCAGCGCCCCTTTCCCGGCTGGCAATGCTGCACCCATGCAGCTTACACACGTCAGACGTTAGGCAAAGAAAGTAAAGTCCAGTAACGAAGAAAAGCCCCGCCGAAGCGGGGCCAGTCTCCGTAAATTTACGGGGTCAGTCAGCGGACGGGACAGCGTGCAGGTCCGCGAAGTCGATCGTTCCGACGAACTTGCCGGACATTCCGGTCAGCGTGCCGTGCGGACCCTCGTACGGGCTGAAAACGCGAACGGGGCTGAACCCGTGCCACCGGTAGTAGTGGCGCGTTCCCTCGCTGTCCACCAGCCATCCGGCGCCGCCGGGCATGCCGGGCTGCTCGATGCGGGACACGATGTCGAGCGCTGAACCGTCATCGAGCGTGAGCGTGAGCATTGTCTCTCCTAGGGTCTGTGGTGGGTCTCTAGCGGCCGAACGGGGCCCGGGTGAGCAGTCTATCCCACCCGGACCCTGCGCGGGCTCTAGCGAGCCGTACGGAGGTAGGGCCGGTGTCCGTCGTGAACCCGCTCAACACCGGTGGCAACCCACTCCGCCAGCCCCCGCCGCCCCTTCCACTGGCAAAGGGCAAACACCGGGGCGACCGTGCCAGGGGCGACACGCGAGGGAACCCCCTCATAGGTGCGGCACCACTGGAAAGTTGCCACCAGCTTGCCGTTCGCGCTGACGGTTACGGTTCCCGCGTAGTCGCTCTCCTGAACCGCCTTCCACGCCTCCGCCTTAGTCTCGAACTCACCAATCAGCTTGCCGGATTCGGCCACCTTGACTCGGTACACGACAGACTCCCTTTCGTTCATCAGGCGGGCAGCGCGCAGGCCCTGAACCCGGGCGCCCCACGGGGTGAGGGTGCTGACGCCACCACGGACACCGCTCAGCTTGTAGTCGTAGGTGCCATCCGCCTTGCGAACCGTGGTGACCTTCACTGTCCCGCTCCCCTGTCTCGTTCTTCCTTGTGAGAGAAGTTAAGCACCCGGCCGGGTCGGGGCGCAACACGAACCCCGTAAATTTACGGGGAGAAACGCAAAAAGCCCCGCCGAAGCGGGGCTAGATGCTGGCCGGTCTACTCGGCGCGCGGGGTCGGGTGCTTAGCGGCGTAGTCGCGGACGCACGCCCGGAACCAACCGGCCGACTCTTCGCCGAGACGGAGCACGACGGGCTGACCGGTCTCCGAAATGAAGTGCAGTTCCACCCGCTCTTCCCCGTGCGCTGTCACGTCGACCATGTTGCAGAACGCGACGTCCCGCCGGTGTGCTGCGGCGAACCTACGAAGGTACTCATCCATCGGTGCTCTCTCCCTTGAGTTCGTTCAGGGCAGCCTGCCCCCATGCCAGCAGCCACGACAGGTCGTTTTCCGTGACTCGCAAGGTAAGCGGCTTGCCGGTCTCCGTGATGAACCGCAGGTCAGCGAACGTCTCGCCGTACTCGCGGACCGGCTGAACGCATCCCTTCGGTGCGATCCGAACGTCTCTGCGATGTTCCACCGGCCTACCCTCCCTTGTTGTGACTGCCCCGGCACCGTAGCACAGCTCTAGTTGACTAGGTAGGGAGCATCCGCCGTTTCGCGGAAGTAGGCCCGGAGATCCGCCAGTAGCGAGCGGGCCGCATCCTCGCTTAGCTGCGACTGGTGGCCGTTGTGCAGACGGGCAGACCAGACCGTTACCGTCCGCTCCCCGTGCGGCCCTAGCGTCGCGTGCGCCCTGGCCTTCGTGTTGACCGCTCCGTAGTTAGTGACTCTCTCCAACTGCGTACCTCTCACAGGTAGTTACGGGCACCGGCACACGGCCGGGGCTCTTCACAAGCACTCAGAGTCAGCGCAAGGAAGAGCCCAACGGCCAGTGCTAGAGCGCGAATTCGGCCGCGCACTACGGGATGCTGACCGGGCGATTCAGCATGGCCCGGAGGGTTGCCGGGCCCACCTTGCCGTCAACGTCGAGCGGCCAGCCGTGCGCGTTGCAGTCCCGCTGGAATGCGCGGCAGATCGCCTCGGACTGGTCGCCGTACTTGCCATCGACGGTTAGGCCAGTCCAGCGCCGAACATCGTGCATGTAGCGCTGCCAGGCAGTCACGTCGGAGCCGGAAGTGAAGTTCGCCAGCACTCGCGAGAGCGAAACGGCCGGAGGCTTCGCGGGCGCCGGGGCAGGCTTGGAAGGTGCCGGAGCGGACGCCGGGTAAGCCGGGTAGGCATAGCCCATGATGTTGCCGTTTCGGGGCCGCACGCGCTCATACGCGCCGTCACCGTTGCCCTGCGAACCCGCGTCACCCGAGCTGGTGTTGCCCTCAAGGGTGCGGATGCTGGCAGCGTCGAACGCCTTCACAATGCCCACGTGATCGGCGAGACCGTCGCCATCCCAGTCATAGAACACGATGGCACCGACCTGCGGCGAACTCCCCCACTGGCCACGCGACTTGAACCAATTCACGTGCGACGGGCAGTACTGGAACTTGCCGACGGCCGCACCGTTGCCGGACTTGTCCGCGCAGTACGACACGAACTGGTCGCACCAGGGTTCGTGATTGTCGCCGTACCACACGCCGAACACGGTGTCGTTGTTCGCGCCCTCCCGGTAGTGCTGGTCTACCCAACGCTGTGCCTCTGCCAGCATCGATTCCTTGGACATGTATTTCCTTCCTGTACGCCGAAGGGGCGCCGTCCCCGTAAATTTACGAAGTCAGCGCCCCGACGGACTGTGTTTGTTACCGGCAGGATGCGAGAGCGGTCATGTAGAGCGCCGCCTCATCCTCCGGAAGGATCACGGTGGAAATGGTCTCCCCCGCAGCGTTACGAGTGTGGACGTCCCAATCCCCCGGAACCTCCGCGAACGCGGAAACCCGCGTGAATTCGACCGACCCGCCGTCCGTGGTGCTGAACTTGCGCATTTCTTTTCCCTCTCTCCGTAGGACTAGAAAACGTTCTCGCCAGCGAGGTACATCTCTCGGAATTGCTTCATACCGAAGGTGCGGGCTTGCTTCACCTGATAGGCGGTAAGTCCCATCTGCTCGCCGAGCTCGGCATCCTTGACGTCGGGACCGCCAAAGTACGGGGTGCCGGTGATTCCGTGGTCAGCGCACAGAACGTGTCGGCGCCGGTCGCTCATCTTCGAAAGGGTCCGGTGCACGGCCCGGATCTTCGCCTTGCGCCGGTGGGCCGTGATGTCGTCCGACGTGACCAGCTCAATCGGAAGTTCCATGATCTCGGCGACCACATCGCCAAGCGTCATGCCGGATTCGTCGCCGGTCGGCCGGTCGAGCGAGTCAACCCCCATCCACGAAAGACGGGCCGCGTACGCCATCTCTGCGGAGAGCTGGTGACCGCTCATGAGGTTCTTGTCCTGCGACAGCTTCTCGGCTTCGTACGGGTCGCCACCGGCCAGCGAGAGAGCGCGCTCGAAATACTGCGCCACGCTGCGGGACACGCCCGGCCGGGTCTCTTCCTTGCGAGCGTCCGTGATGGCGCCGGAGACGGTCCGGTCCATGTAGGTGAAGAACTCAGCCACGGTCGCGCCGGTGAAGCGGCTCAGGCTCTCCCAGACCGCCATGCGGCCTATCTGCTCCAAGTCTTCGCGGAGATCCGCGTTGGTGCGGGCCGTACGCGCGGCTATCTGACACACGCGCTCTTCGGTGGCCTGAATGACCGCCGTAGTGGCTGCCAGATCGTTTGCCTTAGCGGCTTCAATGGTGGCCATGTCGAGCTGAATCATGGGGGTGTCTCCGTAAGTCTCGGTTGTTACCTGCGCTAGAGCGCAAGGGGTTTCCCGGGACGTGCGGAGGCACGGGCAGGCTGATCACACGCAGCAACGGACCACCACACAACCGGGTGCGTCGACTCCGGGTGATCGGTCCGTGTCGGTGCAGGACACAGAACGTATGACTACGACCAGACCTGAACAACAGTCAGGTTTGTGCACTGACCCAATGTGGAAGTCGTAGGTTTAGATTCGATTACAAGGCGAACCGGCGAGTACGCCTTAGGAACGATGGCGACCGACTCCGTAAATTTACGGGGTTACCGGCCCGCAACTTGTGCAGCCTTAAACCGTCTTCGTGACGGGACGCCAAGTTACGGGCCGGTACGTCCAAACCGTTACCTCGTAAACTTACGGAGACGACTCTCCGCGATGACGGGGCTACGCACGGCTACGGTTTCCGTTACCATTCCGTTAGAAATCAGCCCCGTACAGGCTGCCCCAACTACGACCGCCGATCTCCGAGCTAGCCACGATGGGCACGCCGAACAGATCGAAGGTCATCGACTTCTCAATCTCAAGGCTGATTTCTTCCGCCTGCCCGGCCGGAGCCGACCAAACGAACTCATCGTGAACCGGAAGACGGAGGTAGGGCAGCAACCCGGCTTCCTCCGCGTTCAGCATCGACTGACCGAGGCAGTCGCGCGCCGCGCTCTGGCAGGCGTAGTTGACCACCGCGTAGGCGCGATCCGGGTCTAGCGGAAGCTGTCGCCCGGTGACCGAGACGTGCACCCATCCGCGCTGCCTGGCTTCGCGCTGCCAACGGTTCGACATGCGCTTAATCTCCGGGAACTCCCGGTCGTACGCGGCAACCGCCTGCCGGATCTCATCCTCACTGGCGCCGGTCTGGCGCGCAATGGTGGCGACCCCTCCGCCGTACACCTTGCCGAAGCCAGCGCCCTTGAAAACCTTCCGGTGCTTTTGCGTAGCATCCGGCCCCTTGACCAGCTGAGCCGTGTACATGTGGATATCGAAATCGTCCCCGCCGGACACGAAGCCTTCGGTCATCTTGCGAACCCCGGCAAGCGCGGCCAACACGCGCATTTCGATAGCCTGAAAGTCGGTCGAGCCCATAACGTGACCTTCATCGGCCAGCAGACAGCGCCGGATCATCCAATCGGATGAGGGCAGCGTCTGAACGGCAGGCTTCGTTACCGACATGCGACCCGTGCGCGCTGCAAGAGTGTTGATATTCGCGTGAATGCGGCCGTTTGCGTCGACCTCCGACAGGAAGGTGTCCGCGTACGTTGTCGCCCACTTACCGGCGCGCTTGCTGCGGATTACGGCTTCGGCCAGCGGGTTAGGCGCACGGACCCCTAGGCGGTCCCCCTGCACCGACATGTCCGCCAGCGCGGAGAGAACGGCCTTATCGACCTTCCACGCGCCGGATGCCGTCCGCTCGGTCAGCCGCTCGCCCATGGCCAACAGCGCTTCGGCAATCTGCGCGGTGCTGTTGACGTTGGCTACGCCGTACTGAGCCGCGCGCCGGGTGAAATCGTCTTGTTCGTCGCGCAGTTGGTCACGGAGCCGGACCGTGTATTCGGTGTCGAGCACCAGCCCGGTTCGCTGCATGATCGAGCACATGCGGGCTATCTCGTGTTCGTACTGGACCAGCGCGGGACGCACGCCGATCCGGTCCAGCTCGGCAGTCAGCACCGGGTCAATGCGCGCGGTCAGGATCACGTCTAGACCGGCGTAAAGGTTGTAAGTGTCGTGCTGCAACGGGATGTTGGCAAAGCCGTTGGCCTTCGTGAGCCCCATCGACCGGAACACGGCCGTAAGGTCCCCCTGCGTGTCCGGCGCTGCCGGGTCAAGGAAGTGCCCCGAAAGCGGCTTGAGACCGGTCCCTAGCCCGCCTTCCATCGGCGCGCGGGGGTCGCGGAGCGTGGCCTTAATCTTCGTGTCGACTGTGCGGGGCGCCAGGCTTTCCACCGACACGCCAGCGTGCTTGTCCAGCACCAGCCAATCAAACGGCGCATTGTGGATCAGCATTTGGGCGATGTTCCGCAGCGCGATTAGCGCCGCTTCGTGGAACCGTCCGCCGCGCTCCCAGTGAATGACGTAGCCGGTGTTCCGGTCGCCGAACTGCACCGTACGAAGTTGGTAGCCGGGCCGGTAGATATCGAGCCCGCTGGTTTCGGTGTCCACCGCCACGGGGCCAGCCATGGCAGCGCCACGGACCCAATCGAGAAACACCCGAAGATCGTCATCATCTTCCGGCACATACACTTGCACCGGGTCGCCAGCGATGGCGTACGGGTAACGTCGCATGCTCTCTCCCTACGCAAAGGGGCGGGCCGCACCCCGTAAATTTACGAAGTCGACCCGCCCCGTGTGCGGTCTACTTGGCGAAGATTCCCGGGCCCGTCGGTGCGTTGGCAGTGCCCGCTACCCGAACCCCGATCAGCGCGATGCCGGTCCCGTTGTGCCGCTTGCGCTGAATGCCGCGCTCTTCCATGGCGCCGTAAAAGGTGCGGCGCGTCCAACGCTCACGCTGCGGCAAGTTCTCTTCCTCGCACCACTCCAGATAGCGGCTGAACGCCTCGGAGCCGTTGAGAAGATTGGAGTCGTCGCAGCGCTCCAGTACGCCCGGGAAGAAACCGGCAAGCGCGTCGGAGGTTTCCTTGTATTCCTGCCCGGCATCCGTGACTACGGCCGGGTCTTGCAGCCCGTGCCGGTACCAGTCGACAGCGCCACGGACCGCCCATGCTGCGATGCCCTCCGCCTCTGCGGCAAGCTTCGCGTCAAGGCCGTAATCACGCTCATGCGGCGCAAACCACCGGGTGAAGGGAATGAGACGCACGCGGCGCCAAAGCCCCTCATCCTGCCCGCGAAAGCGCGGCTTGTGGTTGGTCGCAAGCATGATGAGAAAGCGCGGCTTGAATTCGAAGAACTCTTTGCGGAGGAAGCGGGCCGACATCATTTCCTTGCCGGTCGCCCGCTTGAGGACGGATTCCGACATGGGCTTGTTGGCCTCACCCTCGCTGGCCATGACGAGACGCGCATTCCGCAGTGCGGCAATGTCGTTCGGGATTCCACCGTTCGACTTCTCTTCGAAGGTGGCAAAGCCGGTCGTCTTCGTAATGGTGCGGAAGACGGAGGTAAGCGTGTCCGTAAACACGCTCTTGCCGTTCGCTCCCTTGCCCCACAGCACAAAGAAGCACTGTTCGTCGGTGCAGCCGGTAATGCCGTAGCCCACTCCGCGCTGAATGTACGGGACCATTTCCGGGCTCTGCGGGAAGACTTCCGAAAGGAACGACTCCCACCGGGGTGCCTTTGCGTCCGGCACATACCGCACGTCGAGCGCTTGCGTGATGAGATCGGCCGGGTCGTGCGGGCGCATGCTGCCATTCCGCAGGTCGACCGTGCCGTTTCGGAAACTGAGCAGATGGTTTGCAGCGTCGAACGCGCTAGCCCGCACGTGGACCGTGGGAACCGACTTGAGTTCGGTCATCAGCGCGTCAATGCGCGTTGTCATGGTGAAGCCGCGCGCCTTTTGCGTTTCGCCAGCGAGCACCAGAGCGGCGCCCATGCGGTGAACTTCCTGACGGACCTTGACGGTTGAGCACTCCCACGTGCGGCCGTTCCACACCATGAAACCCAACTCGGGTGCGTACCGAATCCGGCCGTCCGTCCACGCCACCAGAGCGTGAGCGTTCATCGCGTCCGACTCGCCGTAGCGGTCTATCAGCCCGGCCAACAGCCGTGCGGCTTCGATGCCTTGATCCCGGCTGACGATGTCGGCGCCCGTGCGGTCCGTGATCTCGGCGGCTTGCTGTTCTGCCTGAACCTCTTCGCTGGCCCGGACCGGACGGGAGGCCTTTACAGCGGCATGCAGCGCCGCCGGGAACGCCTCCGGGTTGTTCTCGCGCCAGGTTGTGATATCCGTCTTCGGCCCGAGATCGGGAATCCGCAGCTCATAGACGGGAATGCCGTACGGTGCCAGACCTTCCGCCAATGCGCGGTTGAACTGCATTCCGGATTCGTCGTTGTCTCCGGCGGCAATTACCTGCGTACCCCGCAAGCCTTCGGCCAGCTCGGCCAGCAGCTCGGGAGTGCCCGCCAGCGCGGCGCCTCGGATGGCGACAGCGTCATAGCCCACCGGGACGACAGAAAGGCCATCTCCCGGCCCCTCCGACACGATGGTGACCCCGTAGCCGCCCTGCCCGCGAAAGACGCCATACGGCGCCCACCGGGCCCCTTCCGGGTTGCCCAGACTCACCCATCGGCCGGGGCAGTCTCCGGTAAGGTCCCGGCCCTGCGCTCCGCGAATCACTCCGTCGAAACCGGCCAGCGGGACGACTAGGCGCGGAAACCGTCGGTAGGCATAGCCGCGCATCTTGCCGAGCGCCGAATCGTCTACTCCGCTGTCAAAGCCGAGCGACAGATCCGCCGCATTCTCCGCTGACAGGCCAAACCGGGTAGCGGCGTATTCGCGGGCCCGTTCTGATCCCGCGTCCGCGAAGTCGAAAAGGTTCAGCGCGGCAGCGTCCACATACATCCGCAGACGCGCGATAGCGCCGGGACCGACCATGACGGGCGCCTCTTTCGGCACGGTCACTCCGGGGCCGGTCGCGTCGAACATGTGGCGCCATTCGAGACCGGCCGCCTTGACGACGTTACCGGGGGCGCAACCTGCCCGGCATTTGATCCGAACCTTGCCATCCTCCCCGTACCAAAGCCGGAGCGAGGGGCGGGAATCGGTGTGCGCCGGGCAGACTGCCAAATACCCGTCGGTGGTCTCGCTGACCGATTGGAATCGGGCGAGAATTTCGGAAAACTCCACAGTGTTTCTCCCTTCTAAGCGCCCTAGAGCGCAAGGGGTTTGTCACTGTGGGTAGACCGGGCCATGCCCCGGATGTCCGTTTTTACCCGGTTCACCCGGTGCCGGCTTCGGGGGTGGCCGTTACGATGTGTAGCCGTATCCCAGTAGGAACCCTAGCCAGTAGAACGCGACCAGGAAGACGCACGCGGCAGCGATTCGCTTAGAACGCAAGGGAGATCAGCCCCCCAATCACGATGCCGAAAAACCACACCAGCGCTGCCAGCAGTAGGACATACGGCCAGTCCGAATTTCTCACCGGTACATTCTCCAAACGCAGTAGGCGTTGAACACGGTTACCGTGACACCGAACCCGAGCAGAAACCCGAATACGGCGTTCTCTACCTTGTCCACTACTCCCCTATCCACTCGGCGAGCGTCTTTGCACCCTTCGAAAGGTTGCACTTCGCGCACGCGGGAACAATGTTGGATTCCGTGTCGGTCCCACCCTTGGACAGCGGGACGACGTGATCTAGGTGGGTTGCGCGGGCCGGGCAGTAGCAGCAAAGCCAGCGCCAGCGCCGCAGAATCTCGCCGCGCGAATACGGCACGTGCTCGACCCCGTACGCCTCTGCGCGCCGCTTGTGAGTCAGCGTGTGCCGCTTGTCCGGCGCCATGGTGCGGTAGTAGTTGCGCATGTGCGCCGCACGTCGCTTGCCCCGGCACGCTCCACACGCCCGGGACGGCTTTTTGGCCTTACCCGCTAGGAAGTCCTCCGGCGGCTTGTCCTGGCGGCATAGCTCACATTCAGGCACGGTCACGCATCCATTCGATCAGCGCTCCCACGATCACACCGCCGATGGCGCCGCCCGCAAGCTGCAACACGATCTCGCCGAACAGACTCAATTCGCACTCCGTAAATTTACGACAATGGCCGGACAGCGCCCGAGAGTTGGGAACCGTCCGGCCATTGCCTAGGCTGGTCAGTCGCGCCGGATGGCGCCGGGAAGGATCAGCCGCGCGTGTTCCGCGTTGATCCACTGCGTTGTGAGCGTCTTGCGGCGCGTGAACCCGGATTCGTCGCCGGTGGGCTCAACATGCAGCATGGGGACGAGAGTTGTCGTGCCGTGCTCCGTGCGGACCTGAACCGCCGTGACCTTGAGGACAATCGCATCCGTCATCCGCACGCGGTTACCGGCGCGGGTCGCGTAGGCGATGAGATCACCCGGGAAGATTGCTTCGCCGGAGTAGTCGGTTACGGTTCCGCGCTTACCCACGCTCATCCGCCGACCAGTCACGCGGGTAGTCCTTGAACCGGATTCCGCTACCCACGTGCCGCTCATCGAACAGCGCGGCCGCGTGTCGCCGCTCCGGCTCGCTGCCCACCCGGACGAACGCGAACGGGTCGCTCAGCTGACCCGCGAATGCCGGAACGCCCGATGCCCGCAGAGCCTTCGTGATGGCGTTTGCGTGCTTACGCGGGCTCTCGCGATCCGATCCGCCGATGTGCTGGAAAACGGCCGCCAGAAACTCGGCTTCCTGAATCGACAGCGTCAGAGTCACGCTCTCGACTCTGGTCGTGACTACGCGAACGCTCTTAGAGGCTTCCGCCATCTTCGCTCTCTCCTAGTTCGTCATCGGGTGGGCCGAAACGGCGGTATCGCTCGGCCAGGACAGCGCGACGGGCCCCCGGTGGCCATTTCCAGAGCGGCGCAAGGATGAGCGAGTCATCCGCATTCGCCAGCCAACGCGGGGGCCCGTACGCGGGCGGATTACCGGGGGTCGGCAATCGCATCGTTGTACGACTTGAGAACCTTGATCACGGGCTTGCGGTAGCTCACGTCACGCCCCTTGCTGGTCGTGTACTCCACCAGCTCTAGCGTTAGCTCACAGAGCGCCGGACCGTCGACGGCGTCGAGCGCGTTCTCTACCTTGTGGAGGATGTCAACCAGGGTCCACGAACCCGTCTTGAAGCGGAATTCGCCGAGATCGTAATCGTCCGCGAGCCGGAACACCAGCTCAATGGAAGGCGACGGGCCAAGGAACTTCTTAGCCTTCGCCTTGCGCTCTTCCATGGTCTCCGGGCATCCGCACGGCTCGCCGCGCTGGTCGTCCGGGGAAAGGAACTCGATACCGTCGCAGTGGTGCTGTAGGACGTTGCGGTTCCACAGCTTCATATCGGCCCGCAGGTCCGACGGCTTGTCAACCACAATGAGGACGGTTTCCGCCTCGGTGTCCACGGCAATGTGGTGGTCGTTCTCGGACTCGGTGTCGAACGGGGCGCCGCCGAAGAGCTGCGCGACGGAATCGGCAACGTTCTGCGAGCCGGTCAGGATTCGCCACGTGGGCAGCGCCACCGGGTTGCCCTTCGCATCCTTCTTACCGGCCGCAAAGGTGCCGATCTGATCGCCGTAAGAAACGCGCTCCTTCGGCTTTGCGTCAGGGTCAGTCTCAAACACGCGGATGGCCATGCATTCTCCCTTTAGTTTTTCCGGCCCGAGTGATTCACCCGGCCGTTTTCGTCTCTGACTGCTCTAGAGCGCAGAGGTTTTACAGCTCGATTCCGGCCGGGTAGTTCGCCGCGCGGTTGTAGGCTTCGCGCCAGGTTTCGCCGAGATCCTGGCGGAACTGCGCCTCATCCAGAAACGCGAGCGTCGAAAAGGTGAGGCCGTCGACCAGCGCGGATGCGACCGTTCCGGCGCCGAATCCCTCCCACTTCGCCAGGTCTTCGAGCGGGACCCCAACTGCGTTGAGAGCCTGTCCAATCAGGCATCCGGGGGTCATCTCGCCGGTTTCACCGCTGGCGTGCACATACAGGCACAGATCCGGTTCCGTTCCGTCCGGCGCCCGGTAGACCGTGTCCGGGTTGGCCATGACCAGCGCCCGAACAGCTTCGGTCATTCGCGTGTTAGAAACCCTCAGCTTGTCCATTTGCTCTCCCCTTACCAGCCGTAGCCGATGACTCGGCCGTCCGCGTAGTGCACGAAGATGGATGCAGTCTCGGCCGGAACCTCCGACCGGTCGGCCAACAGCGCACTCCCGTAGCGCGTCGGAACCTCTCCCGCGTTCCACTCGGAAACCCGGTACCAGCGGTCGCCGCAGCACTCGCAGTCGTCGCCACGGTCCACGCCGTCGAAGTAGAGCCCGATTTCCTCGGCTTGCCGGTTGGCTTCGTTGTTCGACGCGGCTTCGATTACCACGATCGGGCCGATCCCTCTCGTCCGGTCGTTGTCGTATCCCCCGCCGGAGTTGTTCTGGTCGAAGGTGTAAAACACGTTGCACTCTCCGAATCTCTGCGCTGTTTCCCTTGCACCGGTTCTAGAGCGCAGAGGATTTCCCGGAAATGCAAAAAGCCCCGACCGAAGCCGGGGCAGATTGCTTGCAACGCTTAGCCGGTGATCTCCCACTTACCGGCGTCCTGCGCGTCGAGAGTCACCTTCGTGACCGTGCGGGTGGCCGTGTGGTAGACGCAGATACCCTCCGGGCGGGTGAAGCCGGGGGCAGCGTCGGAACCCATGTCAGCGAGGTACTGGAGAGCGTCCGCGACTACCTCGGTAGTGAACGGGCCACGGTAGAGAAGCGGAACGGTGTTCACCACGGCATCGCCCACAGACCGGTGCAGACCCGCGTGTCGGTCGACGTTGAACAGCGAGAAAGTACGGCCCTGGCGGTTGTAGCCCCGGCCGATACCGGCGCCCCACCACTCGCCGAAGTGGAGACCCGGACCGAGAATCTCGATCAGATCGGCAGCGTTGTCCGAAACCCACGCCGCGAAGCCGTAGTTGTCGGTCGACTTGCCCGGGTAGATCAGCCGCTTGCGGCTCTGCGCCTGAACCGCGTAGGTACCGGGCGCGTCCGGGTTCTCGACAATGTGAATGGCTGCGTTGGTGCCGTCGAGCTTCTCGGTGATCACGATGTCCCGGAACAGACGGGCGGTCTTCGGCCACGGGGTGAACTCGACCAGCGGCGCGGGGGCCGGGGCAGGCTTCGGCGCGTCGAGAACGGCATCGACACCCTTGCGGAACCATCGGGCACCAGCGGTGTTACGGTCGATGTTCCGGGCCACGTAGCCGGGCACGGCAACGCCACGGTAGGTCACAGCGTCAGTCAACTTGCATCTCTCCTAGATCAGTTGGTTGGGTTTGCGACTTCGTAAATTTACGGGGTGCGCCGCTCGGCACACGGGGTCTCCGGCGGGACACGGCCAATGACTCCGTCCCCCTTGTGGCGCTGTAGGGTCGTGACGCGCGCCTCTGCATCGCACTTGTGGACGTACGGGCCCCACCGCTTACCGGCCGGGTACCCGAAGGCGTCAGCGGTCTGCACAACGGCGTACGTGGCCATCTCCGAGTCAGCCATAGAGCACCGCCAGCGGATCGGGCACAGTACCGTCTGCGAATTCGAGCACGACCACGCCGGAACCGATCGGGCCCGTCCGCTTGTCCGGCGCGTACACCTTCGTGCCGAACGACTCCAGCAGTAGCGACATGGCCAGGTTTCCGGACGAGTTGCGGATTACCCGTCCGATCTTGGCGCGCCCCGTGCTGTGGGCAATCGACGCGATGAGGTCACCCTCGCCGATCGGAGTACCAAATGAGTCGTTCACAGAACCCAACCTTCCGCGTTGCCATCCTGCGTGATGTCCATATAGGCGGGCGCCGTGATCGGCTTGCAATCCTGCATGCAGCACCCGCACGCGCTCTCGCTCGGCGCGTAGATCACCGGGTCTCCGTGGTCAGCGACCAGCTTTTCCAGCTCTGCGATTACCTGGCTTGCCCTCACTTGCCCCTCCGCTGAGTTCCCGTGATCAGCTTGCGCGCGCTCTTGGCCAGCACACGGCCTAGCACGGTCTTGTTGGCTTCCCGGTCCCACGTGAACACCCTGCGGAGCGCTAGGAAGAACTCGAACACGTCCCGGTCGATACGCACGGGGATGAACGACCACTGATCCGGCGTGATGTGCAGGACAGCGCCCCCGTCGAGTTCGGGGATTACCCACTTGTCACCCTCCGGCGACATCACGTAATCGGCGTGCGCGTAGGCGGAGAGCTGCAACGCCACTTCGGCGTGCGTGTCCTTACTGGTCTTCCAGTCGACAATCAGAAGCGCGGGCACACCCGAGCGGTCCGGCGTGATGGTGGGAATCTCGGCGGCCGGGTCGAACCACACCCGAAGGATGGCATCGAAGCTACCGGCGTAGTCGTGAGTCTCGGACCACGCGACATCTTCCGCGCGGACAAGTTCCGGGTTGACAGCGGAAAGGAAGTCGGCGAAATGCGCCCGGTACGGCTCTAGGTCGGGATGCACCCGGCCGACGTGCTCGCCGCGAATCATGCGCTCGAACAGATCGTGCGCTTCACTGCCAATGCGGCTCCGCAGCGCTGTGTAGCGACGGGCGGCGCCCTTGAGGTAGTCGACGGTACCCGCCTTGTCCCGCTCGACCATGCGCGGCATTTCGTCGGCCATGTCGACGGCAAGTTCGGCGGTCAGCTTGGCGTTCCATGGGGCAAGGAAGGGCTTTGCCAGCATGCCGATAACGCTGGTGACGCCGGGCGCCTTTCGGTCCGGCTGATCGGCGCGAACGTAGAACCGGCTTCCGCCCCGATGAACTGTCTTGATTTCTGTGGTCACTTTCGCAACCTTCCGTGCGGTTTCTCTTACACCCGTCCTAGAGCGCAAGGGTTTTCCGCACGGGGGTTGGACGTTCGGACGTTCGGACTGTTGTTTCCGGTATTACATAAGAAAACCTAAAGGGATATAGGAAACTCCCGTCCGAACGTCCGAACGTCCGTCGCTTCGCCCCGTGGCGCTGTAGGCCGTGCTGCGGGCACCAAAAAGCCCCCGCCGGGTGGTTACACCAGACAGGGGCTGATCGGGCGCCTAGGGGGCGCTGTAGGGCCTACTCGGCGGTCCGCTTGTCCATCTCTCGATTGCAGCGCACACAGCGACCCGGGGAATTCCAGTCACGGCCCAGCCAACCGGCGGCCATGCCTCGGCCGCACAGGGTCCAGCTCGAACCCTTTTCGCGGACGTGCACCTTGCCCCGGCCGTTGCCGATCACGCCGAACTCTGCCCAGCGCGGATTGAGAATGTCCATCCAACGGACGCTGGTGCGGATGTCCTTACTCTCTTGCGGGGTCGCGTGTACGTGCTCGATCAGCTCGAACGGCTCCGCGATGCCGAATTCGTCCGAAACCCGCTCGACAGCGACAAGGCACACATCACCCGGCATGACAGCGCCGTAGGCGTTCCACTCCCCGATTCGCGCGGTGAACTTGACCCCCCTTCCGCCCCGGGTGATGTCTGCCAGCTTCGCGCTGTCGTCCGCCAGACCGGCGAACAGTTCCCTCCGGACGTACTCCGGCAGGGTGCGGCGCTCGCTGGTCTCCGCCTCCGGCGCGCGCTCGATCTCGCGAACCGCCTTCGGCTTGTGGTCGGCCAACGTCCGGTCGTAGTCCGCGACGATTGCGGCACGGGCCGCGCTGATCTCTTCGGCCATCTCTTCGGCCAGCTTCGCGGCCAGCGGCAGAGACAGCGACACGGTCACACCCTCCGGCCCGTCCCCGTCGAATGCCAGCGAGAGGGAACCCCCGTCCCGGATGCTGCCGTAGGCTCCGGCCGAAGCCGCCTTGATTTCGAGCTGATCCGTGCACGCCTCACAGTTGGTCGCGTACTGGTGCGCGTCCCACCAACCAGCCACGTAGGCCAGCGACTCCGCCAGGCTGGTCATGACGCCGGTCGGGAACCGGTCGTGACCCGGAATGGTCACATGCAACCCCCCGCCGAGGATTTCGACCGCAACCCCCTTGACGCTGTCGAAGTCGCGGATTTCGTACCGGCCCTTACCGGCCACCTTGTATTCCATTGCTCTCCCCTAGCTTCCCTGCGGGCCCTTCCCGCTGTACCAATCATTGCACAAGATCGACAGCGCGCACCACCGTCTCCGTAAATTTACGAGGAAACGGGAACGGGCCCCGGACCGGAGTGGTTACCGATTCGGGGCCCGCTTCGCGCTGGCAGATCAAACGTTCTCTTCCTCCGCGCGGCGCTTGATCTCATCCGCGTACCGACCGGCAAGCCGGATCAGACGGGCGGCCTCCGCCTCAAGGCGCGACTTGATCGACTCCAACGACTCTTCCTCAAGCGCGGCAAGCTTGGCGCCCTTGTCGGACGCCTCCGCGATGTGGTCGACCGCCTTAACGATCTTGTCGATCTGCGCGACCTCCTTCGGCTTGTCCGGCGCGCTGGCCGAACCCTCGCCCGCACCCTCGTCACCCTCGCCCGACTCGCCCGAACCCTCGCCCGACTCAAGAGCCTTGCGCTCGGCCGCTTCGCGCAGTTCGCGGCTCCGCGCCTTCATCTTCTCGGCCGGGGACTCCGTTGCGATGCCGTATTCGGCGCGAACCGCCTCTGCCAGGGTCGTACCCTCCGGCTTGCCCTCAAGCGCGAACGCGAACCGCTCGGCGTCCTCCGACTTGTCGGTCAGGTTACGCGCCCAGTAGACCAGCTCATTGCGGAGAGCGTTGTTGATTGCGGTGTCCATCTTGTCACCGGCGATTTTGACATCGTCCACATCCGCGTCCGGGTGCTGTTCCATGTAGACGCGAACCGCTTCGGTCAGAATCGCGGGCTTGAAGCCGCGAGCCGCAGCGCCACGGGCAAGCATGTCCGGCTTGCCCTTGTGGGTTGCGCGGGACCGCGCGTCGAGGATGATTCGGGCGATCTCGGCGGCCGTGTCGGCCGTCTTGAGGTGCAGGTTCGTGCCCGCGATGAACTTTCCAGCCGCGTTGTCCAGCAGCTCGGGAGCGTCGGGGATCTCCTGCCAAGTGGCCGTGTCGGCCGCCCGCTCCGCGCCGGTCACGACGGTACCCTCAAGCGGCGCCGGGGTTGCGGGCTGCGCGTTGACGGCTTCGCGGTACGCGTCGCGCATCGCCTTGCGTCCGGCCGTGGTCTTGCCGCCGTTCTCCCCCTTGAACGCGCTCGCGGCATCCTCCGCTTCCTTGACCAGGGCGGCCGTGTCCTCACCCGCAATCGCCTTGACCTTGATCCGCTCGACCAGCGCGGCGAACTCCGGGCTGAACTCGATCGTGTCGCTCATCTTGCTTCCCTCTCCCTAGCTTCGCGGCCCGTCGCTTGCGGCCCGTCGTTCGTGCTGTGCAGCAGAGTACACGGCTCCGGGCCGCGTGTCCAACCCGCCACTCCGTAAATTTATGGGGACAGCATCTGATCGCCCAGCAGGAAGGCGCGCGCCCGTCCGATGATCTCCGGGTCATTCAGCATCAAACCCATGCCACGGGCACACTTCCGGCACACCACCGCGCGCGGGTGGCCGTTCGCGTCAAGGTGCACGGTCCCCCTAGCGCCGCCATCGGCGAACGCCTTATGGCACACAGAACATGGGCTGTCCATTAGCTCTTCTAGCACGCCAAGAGGCAGCCCGAGATTGCGGTTACGAAACCGGGCCCATTGGGCTTTGCGCTGTGCCCTGTGGCATGCCGGGCAAATCTCTGACGTTTCCGCAAAATCACTGGCGGGGAATACGCCCGTGCAACGCCTACAGCGACGGTCCCCGACCGGCACCCCTGCCTGCCTCATTTCGTGTTGCGTTTGGGGGCGCGATTTGCGAATGCATGCCTTGCATGACGACTGCAAGCCATCTTTGTTCTTTCGGTGTTTCCAGAATTCCCCCGGCGCTTTGGTCTCTCCGCACCTTGCACAGCGCTTGTCCATAGCAAAAGAATAGCAGAAACGCAAAAACCCCCGCCGAAGCGGGGGCAAGTGCTACGCGGCCAGCTTGTCAGCGCGCGCGTAAAGGTCGGTCAGGCTCGCACCGTTGACGATGTTCAACGACGTTGGGTAGGTGGCTAGTTCGTTCTCGCTGACGTGGTCGGCGCCGACTCCAAGCGGCATGCCCGGCCGGGTGATCCGCACCAGGGTGAAGCCAGCGGCCCGTAGCGCGTCCGCCTCATTGCGGTACCGCACGTCAGAAACCACGATGCGGGTTTTGCCGAGCATGGCCGGAAAGGCTGCATTGATCCAAAACTTTGGGCTGATCTCGCGGATAGCCTGCCCGTAGTGCTGCAAGACGCGCCGCACCTCCGGGTGCGACTTCGCCGCTTCCCACCCGTTCAGCTCGACCATTTCGGCAAGGTGGACCGTGCCAAAGATCAGCGGGTCGAGCGCTAGGACAGCTTCTTTCAGCTTGTCGGCGAACGCAACGCGCGTGTATCCGTGTTCGGAGACCAACCGGCCCGCAACGGAGTCTTTCCCGCTACGGGCACGGCCGATCAGCGCAATGCGATTAGGCAACGGGCCGGTCACCCTCGCTGGCCGGAACCGGTGCGGCGCCGCCGATCACGGACTGAATCTCACGCTCGACAGTCTCAACTACCCGGTGCTTAGCCATGTAACCGGCCGCAAAGGTCACGGCCGCAGTGACGATGGCTTCCACCAGACCCTGAACGTCCGGATCGATCTGACCGGCGCCTAGGTGCGGCGCGAGAATGGAGAAAACTAGGGTGGTAATGCCGGTGGCGACGGTTGCGGCCGTAACCTTGCCGGAGATCTGAATGGCCATGCAGAGCCCTTTCTAGGCGGTCGGGGGAGTCCCCCGTGTACTAGAGCGCAGACGCTCTCTATAGCGGTCGAGATTGACCAGCGTGTGTGCGGTGCTGTGGGCAGCCTGCCAGTCGCGTACCTCGGAAACTTCCTGCCGCAACTCGGCAACGTCCGACCGCAGTTCATCTTTTACGGCGTCGATTCGCTCGCTCAGTCGCGCCCCTAGGACTTCCACGCTGTCTCGGGTGGCGGTTCCCTCTGCCTCTGCGGCGCCCCTTGCCCGGCGCATTCCTAGGAAGGCTGGCACGGCGGACACCAGCGCCCCTCCGACTACTCCCACAGCGCCCACGGCCGCCACTGTGATTTCCGGACTAGGCATGCAGCCACACCACCGTTAGCGCGCTGGCCAGCTCACCTAGGGTCGTAGTGGAAATCGCGCCGCCGGAATTCTGGAATCCGTACAGCTCGACGTAATCGCCCACATTGAGATAGACGGGCCGAACGGGCGACGTTGCCGGACAGTTGAATGTGCCGCCCGTATTCTGCGCGTACCCGTTGCCGCCGTTTAGCGTGGTCGATCCGTTGACGTTGACCTTCGCGGCACGGAAGCCGGTTGCATTCGCGCCGAATGCCGCAACGCCCGAGACCATATACCAGCCCGCTACCTGCGCCGTGTACCGGGAATTGTTTACGGTGTCGCTGTGCCCGCCGTAGGTGTCGATCGTGGTTGTATTCAGCGAGATTGCCGCCCATGCGCCACTGCTAATGGACTGCGCGGAACTCTGATAGGCGTGGAACATAGGCACGTTCAGCGCGAACGTCATACCGTTGTAAACAGATGCGTTCCACAGCGCCGCTGTCAGGTAATTGCCCGGCGATACCTGCGCCGGTACGGGAACCGCTAGACCGGTCACTTATCACTCTCCGTATAGAATTGGGCCGGAGCCGGCAGCCACCCTTGCCCGGTAATGTCCGTTTTGGATGGCCGCCGACGTCACGGCTAGTAGCTGAACGCGATTGCGTCGAACGCGCTGCCAAGGTCCCACGTAGCCGGGTCGGTAACCCCGGCCGGGAGAACCTGATAAACAGCGGCGCCGATCGGATGCGTCTTGGCGAAAGTGCCGACAATGAACAGCGAAGCGGCAGTCCATCCGACCGTGGTAACGCCCGGCTTTAGTACCGTGACCGTTTCCTGGTTGGGGCCCGGATCTACGACCAGCTGAGTTCCGGCGGCAATCATCGACTCAAGCTGAGCCGGGGTTCCGCCCGCTGGCGCGTTGATATAGAACGCAGGGTCGCCGATGGCAACGGCTGCATTCACGGTCGTGTGGAATGCCGAGAACAGCCCGTACGGGGTCGGGTCGGCCGGACTGAGCTGCAATGTCAGCCACGCATCATTCTGGTCGTCAAACGACCAGTCGATGTGTTCAACGAACATCTCTAGCTGCATTGCGGGAGCGGCGCCAGCGCGGCGCATGACCCGGACCCGCGTGCCGATTTCCAGCGCCAGGCAGACGGGCCACAGCGAGGGATTGGCGCCCGGGTGCAGCTTGAGGCTGGTAACCCGAACGGCAGGCTCTTTGTAGCGGCTCAGAAGGTACCCGGAGGCTGCCCGCGCTTCGGTCGCGTCCGTTGTGTCGACGGTCCGGCTCATAGAGCGCGGGAAATAGGCGGTCTGGCTTGCCGAATCCGTGGCCGTGAACTTCTGCGAGGTGCTGGCCTGCGTCACCTCAACCACGTTGGCAAGATGAGTCGAGTCGTAATCTAGCGTCAGCTCTTCGTAGGGGTACTCCCCTAGGTCCGTTCGCTCGCCGAAGGTGTACGCGGGGGTTAGCTGGTTGTATCGGGTCGCGCGACCCCGGAAGGTCACGGCCCCGTTCGGGGCAACCCAATGATTCCCGCTCTCGGTCTCAACTACGGCTTGCAGCATCGACATTGCATCGGAGTCACCCTTTGCCGCACTCATGCTGCGGGTCTGGCCCGTGCCGATGTCCGTAGCGCCCGAGTAGCCCGCCCATCCGAGAATGCGCGCGTACCGCTGATCGGTCGAATCTCCGAGAAAGGCGGTCTTCCACGCCGAGTAGATCGCAGACACGGCGGTCGAGTTCAGCACGCTAGGCCACTCGGCCAGGTAGGAAACGCTGCCCGTGAAATTGCCGTACGTGTTGCCGCCGCTGGTCAGATCCGGCCATGCACCCACGGTTTCCGTGAGATTCGTTGCCGCCGTGTACCAGCCCGTAGCGGCGGATAGGGTCTGCGCCACTCCGTCGAGCGCCAGCATCGATGTCCCGGCATTGTCGTACCCGAACATCACATAGTGCCAATTCCCGTCGGTCACATCCTTGTTTGCGCCGCCGGAGAGGAAGGTTGTCCCGCTAGTACCGGCCCGCTGGCGCAGGAAGTTCACGTGCCCGGACGTGTCGATGTACAGCGCAAGCCCGGTACCGGCCGACGGGTTGTCGATGTTGAAACGGGGGTCGCCGGTCTGCCAAATGATGGCCTTATAGGTCGGCTTCGGCCCCGTGTACCGGAAGGCAAGCCCGCGCGTCCACGTGGCGCTAGCCGGGCCGGACGTGGGCAGCGTGACGTAGCTGGCCGCGCTGACCGTATTGGTTCCCGGATTCGCGTTGGTCAGCGTGACTACGGTGGAATCCGTGTCGGCGAACAGCCCGTTTACCACGTCGGTAGCGGTTGCCGTGTCACCTGCCGTGAACGTGCCCGGACCTAGCCGCGAAGTGCCAATGCCCGCCGGACCGAGATTGCCGGTCTGGTCAGCAAATGCAGTCGAACCCTGCGGGTCAGATAGCGGGTAAAGGAACCGGGGTGCACGTGCGTAAATCTCTTCGGTCAGTGGCGCGCGGATATCTCGCTGAGACAACAGCGCGAACGCGTCTACAGCGGTCGGCGAAACCACACCGAAGGAACCGGCATCGCGCCATTCGGTAGGCCAGCGCTCAACGAATCCGCTGAATATCGGATAGTAGGGTGACGGGATGGACCATGCGGAAGCCGACGCACTCTCTTCGAGTTGCCATCCGTCGAGCTGAATCGAGCACGCTACGGTGGTCGCGCTGACGGAAAATCCGCACTGCATGCCGTAGGCACTGGCCGGAGCCGTGAACGTAGCCTGAATGGTCGTCCACGCGGCCGACGCATTGCCGACAAGGCTGGAAACGCTGCCGTACGTCGTCACGGATGCGCCGGTTCCGTCGTAGTACGACAGATGCGCCTTGACACCCTGCGTAGTGCTGGCCGTGACGTTCCGGACCCGCATAGAAACCGTGTAGGTTGCGCCCTGGCGAACCGCGTTGGTTTTGGTCCACGCAACAGCGGAGTTCGCCGCAAACCCGGACCCGCACGCGAACTGAAACACATTCGCGCCCTGAAAGGCCGTGCCGCTGGCAACGATCTGCCCGCCCGCCGGGTCGACGGTAGAGAAGATGTTCAGCGCTGCGGGAATGGCGCCGGTTGCGTATCCCTCTCCGCCGGAAGCCTGACCGGGTAGCAACAGGTTTGCGCACGGCGGGTACTGCATGCGGTACCGGATTGGCTGATAGGGCTTGATATGCCCGGCCCACGGACCGGCCGTGTTGGTTGGGTCTAGTGCCCCGTCGTTGTCCGCCAGCGCTGCCGAAAAGGTGCCCGCCTGCGACTGGTCAAGTTCGTACTGTTTGCCGCGAGCCGCGCCGATAGAACCTAGGGTGCGCTTGCTTAGATTCACGTACCGATCGGCCGGAACGGCGCCCGCGTTCGCGTTCCATAGCGGACCCCATGCCATTTCGGCGGTCGGATAGTTCGGGTTCACTGCCACTATGGAACCTCCCAGAGGGGACGGGCCAACCCCGTAAATTTACGAAGTCGGCCCGTCCGGGTTAGCGTCGAAACGGGGTGTAGGAACTGGAGTTGCGGGCAGCGTCTTGCAGCATGACCCGCTTAATGGTGTCCGCTAGGTCCCGATCGGCGGTCACGGTCCCCTGTACGGTCACGTGCACGTGCGTCTCATACCGGACGGGCCCGCCAGTACGGAAGGATGCCGAACCGCCCGCAAAGGCAGGCTCTAGCGCCCCTACGGACCCGAAGTCGCCCACGGTCCCACCCGCTAGCTTCCGGACAGCGTCCGTGGCCTTAGCGGCGTGCTTGTCGATGCCGACCGCGATTCCCTCCGGGATGGCCCTACCGATCGTGTCGGCGAACACCTTCGAAGGGGAGTTCACGCCTAGGGCGCTCTTCGCAGCCTTAAGGGCGCTGTCCGCAAGGTTGCTCACCTTGTCAGTCAGCCAGTGCCACGAACCCGTGATTCCGTCGATAATGCCATCCACAATTGCGGAACCGACGCTCTTAAACTTGGACATGAAATCCTTCGCCGTGTCTACGACCGACTGTAGGGCGCCCCAAATCCAAGAGTTGATCTTGCCGAAGATCTCTACGATCTTGTCCCATAGCTGTTGCGTAGGGTTGATTACGTAGGTCTTCACCAATTGCCAAGCGCCGTTGGCCTTTCCGGCCACCCAATCCCACGCTGCACCTAGCCAGCCCATTAGGGTGTTCCATGCCGAAACGACGTACGACCACATCTGAGCCGTGGGATCGATAATCCACTTAGCCACGAATGCCCACGCGCTCTGCGCCTTGCCCACAATCCAATCCCAGACAGCGCCGAGCATGCCGGAAATCCAATTCCAGACAGCGACAGCTGCATCTGCAATTGCCTTGTGGCAGTGATTCCAGAGTGAAATCAGCGTGAAAATCGGAGTCGCGAAAATCAGCAGTAGCAGAGGCCACCACTTCATAAAGAACGCGGAAATCCAATTCCAAACTGCAACCGTGGTGCGGGAAATCCAGTTCCACGCGGCAACCAGCGGATCGGCGACCCAATGCCACGCTGCCGTGAAAAACGCGGAGATTGCGTGCCACGCGGTCTTAAGCGGGTTGACAATCTGAGACTGCCAAATCTGCGAAGTCTGGTCGGCAAGCCAGTGCCAGGCACTAACCAGCCAATCAACGACCGTCTTTGAAATGTCCTTAATGAACGTCCAAACGACGCGCCATTTGATGACCAGCACGACCAGCGCGGCGACCAACAGAACGATGCCAACCACAATCCACGTGATCGGGTTTGCCAGTAGCGAATCCGTGAACGACCAGGACGCAATAGATGCCGCCGCCATGCCGATTGCGACCGCGACCAGACCAACCGCGAACAGCTCTAGCGCAATCTTGTTCTTCGCCAGGAATCCGGACGCTGTGACCAGCCATTCCATGAACTTCTGGGCATACGGCATAAGGTCCATGCCGATCGAGATTGCTAGACCTTCGATATTGCCCTTCGCCTCGGAGATCTTCTGATTGAGCGTCTTCTGAACGTCCGCCCAACCTTCGATATGGTGGCCACCCGCCTTGACCTGCTCGTTGATCTTCTGAACGTTGCCCTTGAACGTGTCCATATGCGGGCCGGTCAGCATGAGGGCGCCCATCATCGACTTAGTACCGCCGACCATGGTGGCCAGCGCGCCGATTTGAGTCTGTTCGGCGGGCTTGAGGTTCGCCAGTGCCTTTTCATACTCGGTCGTGCTACTGCTGGCCTTCCGCAGCGTCTCGACAATGACCGTGCCCGCCGGGCCCATCTTCGCCGAAATGGCGTTCGTGAGCATTTCCAGCGTGGCCGCTAGTCCGTCCTTGCCGAGCTTCTGGGCAACCTTCGTGGCGTCGAGACCGAGACCGCGCATTTCCTGCGCTGCCTTCGCCGAAGGATTCGAGAGCTGGCCGATTGTCTGTCGGAGGTAGGTGGCGGCAACTCGCGCGTCCGAACCCTGCGCTGTCATGGTCGCCATAGCGCCGAGAACTTCATTCATGCCGACCTTAGCGGCGGCCGAAACCGGCAGGATGCCGGACATCGATCCGGCTAGCGCTTCTAGGTTGGTCTTGCCGTTCGCCTCGGTCGCAATCAGCGCATTCATGACCGCCGTAGAATCCTTAGCAGTCAGGTTGTACGCGTTGAGCGCTGTGGTCATAGCGTCGGCAACGGGCGGAAGTTCAGCCGCACCGACCTTTGCACCCATGGCCGCTACCCGCAGCACCTCTAGACCATCGGCCCCGTGGTAACCGGCCGACTCGACCGTGTACAGCGATGCGGTTAGCTCTTCGGTACTCTTGCCGACTTCACCGGCCATTTTCAGCACGCCACGGGACACAAGTCCCATGTTCTCCGCTGATTCACCGGCGCCCGTGCGGACACGGGTCATCGCTGTTTCAAAGTCAGCGGCCATGTGAATTGTCTTAACGGCGGCAACGCTGGCCGCTACGCCGATACCGAGAAGCGCGGCCTTTGAAACACCCGACATCTTGGCCATGGTGCCCGCATTGGACTTCTCAAGCGCGGCCATCTCGGTTTTTACCTTGCCGGAAGTCGCGAGAAAGCCAGTAGCGCTGCCGAGAAATTCGATGAACACGGGAGGCAAAGCGCCCATGGCTAGCCACCCCCCTCCGGGGTAGGTGTCGGTGTGGTCTTACTGGCCTTCGGCGTGGTGGCCTTAGCCCATGCCGCCTCAAAAATGGCCGGAATCTTCGGCGTGACCTTCCGAATGCCAGTGGCGAAATACGGGAAATTGGCTTCGGTCTTACTCGCGTAAGCGCTGATCGCCCGGTTGTACTTCGAAGATGCGAACAGCGCAGAGCTTGCGTTTCCGCCCGCCTTCATTCGGGGGCGCTTGCTGGAAACAATCGACTTCCGAAGCTGACCGGAGAACAGACCCGGACCGCCTCCGCCGCCCGACCGCTTCTTACGGACCGGGCCATCTATGTTCACCTCTGCCCGCTTCCCCCACTTGCCACGGTGCGACCAGCGGGGACGGCCGCGCATCTGTGCCTTGACGGAAGTCTTGGCCTTCGCTGCGGCTGCCCTGGTCGCCGGTCCGGTGGCGGCAAACACGCGCTTGTCGATGGCGATTAGCTCAGCTATCGGGTTTGTCGCTGTAGTCTTACCAGCGATCAGGGGACGGGCATCAGGCACGGGAAGCCGCTTCCTCTAGGTTCTTCTTTGCGCGGTTAACCGCGTCATCGACCGCGATTAGCCAATCAAGCATTACGGCCGACTCACCTTCCAACTCGGACGGCTTGCAGTGCAGCAACGTGCACAGTCGCCAGACCCGGAATTCTTCGGTTGGAAGGCGGTCGGCCGGGTAGCTGAACCGCCCCTCTAGCGCTGCGCTTAGGCGATAGAGGGAGCGATAGGGGACGCGTCATCCGGGGACGGCTCAAAGTCCGGGTTAAGCTGCGCCAGAAACGGCGTGCAAGCCTTCCGGAGAGCGTCTAGGTCACGGCCGGGGAGATCCTGCATGCCATCCACCGAGACAGCGAAGCCGAACGACCAACCGGCGACCATGGCCGCACACAGCGAGTCGTTCAGGTCTTCGAGCACGTCGAAAGCGGCGCCCATACCGGCGGCAATCTCAACCTGCTGGTCGTAGGTCAGCTCACCATTGCCGGAAGCCTGCGCGGCCTGCGCGTCGCGAACGGCGGCGGCAAACTCGGGAATGGCGGTCAGCTTCGCCTGTAGCCGCTTAATCGGGCGGCGCATTCGCTCGGTAACGTCGGCAACGTCCCGGAGATCAGCGGTAGCGCCGGAAGGAAGGGTGAGATGCTGCATTACTTGTAAACCCCCGTGTTGATGGCGTTCTTAATGGTGGCCTTGATAGGCGAGTAACCGCCGGATGCGCCAACGTCGGTCGCGTTCGCCTTCGCGTTGAAAGAGACGCTGATTTCCACGTAATCCTTACCGCGCCCGATCTCGGCGGTCTGATAGACCACGCTGGACATGTGCAGCTGAATGCTGGTCAGCGTCGCGCCTGCGCCCTGAGTCCAAGTGAAATCTAGGGCGGGCTGAACGTTGGTCAGGTAGTTGGTTAGCTGAGTCTCATCTTCCATGACAAGAGTTAGCTTTCCGGATACCGCGACCGGGCCAGACCACAGCAGATACGGATTCTGCGAACCGTCCACAGCGTCGATGACGGTAACCGGCCGCTTAATGCTTAGCTCGCCGTCGAGCATGCCGTTTACCTGCGTGCCACCAATGGACACAACACCGATGTACGCCGGAATCGGCGGGGCGCTGGTGTAGCTGGCAGTGGGGGCGGTAGTGGTCGCGCTGGAAAACGCAACGCTCTTCGCCGAGTAGGTGATCAGTCCGTCCGCGCTGAACTTGATATCTAGATCGCTGAACTTAGCGCCCGGGTACTGCCGCGTGTTGACCGAGTAGTTGTCGGTCAGCGTGTAGGACGGGGGCTGACCGTCGCCGGTGTTGAGAACGGCAATGGCGTGCGTGTAGGGGGCACTCGCGCCGGTAGTGGTCACGTCGCCGAGTACGCCAGTCAGCATCCAACCGATGATGTCCGGGTAAACGTCGCCGGAGAAATCAAAGGTGCTGTGCTTGACGGTCGGAGTCTCGCCGTACTCTTCGACCATAGAGCCGCGTAGACCCTTGTCGGCAACTAGCTTGACAACATCCTTCGGCGACGGGACGCCGGACGGGATGAACGCGCTAGCGGCAACCGGGGTGCCCGGAGTCGTTTCCTTCGCGATTCCAACGGTAGTTAGTGCGGTGGGCTTTGCGGCCATTACTCGTCACCTTCCGGGGCTAGAGGGAGCGCGGGCTGATCCGGCGCTGAACCGGCCGGAATCCATCGGCCGTCGGTGGGCTGCTCGGCGAGATCAGCGGTTACGCCGGGGGTGGCGGTCAGCGAGAGCGCCGGGTAATACCGTTCGTCGCCGCCGATGTACGCGTAGGTTGGCAAGGTGACTCCGTAAATTTACGGGGACTAGATCCGCTGTAGGCACTCAATATCGAGTTCGGCCGTACAGTGGCGTCCCATGTGGTTTTCGTCCCAATCCACTTCGGCGCTGTGCCGGGAAGGCTTGGAGATGAGGACCAGACCGCCCAAAGTCAGATCGGAGCGGACCAGCGCTATCGTCGCGTCTGCAAGCGCTGCGGCACGGGCGTAGACATACTGCGGGTCGTCTCCGCCCCGGAACACATCGAACGTGATTGTGACGCTGTACTTCTCGTCAAGGAATCCGGCGCCGCCGCCTCCGACCATTGCGGCCGGGCTCAATTCGCGCTGCACCTTGCCGACCGACACGATATCTTCCGGCTCTTCCGGGCCGGGCGTGTCGAAACAGACGAGTAGTGACGCGCTCTTGTCCAGCGGATCAGGGGTGAGGATCGCCGTAAGCTGGTCGTAGAGATACTGCCGGACAGCGGTAGTTGTGCTGGCAGGAATTGTCACGCGATACCGGGCCCCCTCCGATGTGTGGACCAAAGTTCCATGACGCGGTTAGGCAGCGCGAAACCGGTCTGAATCACGGGACCGTCCCCGTCGTAACCGGCGGAACCGAAGCGCGGTCGCCCACCCTGTTGCGTCATCTGCCAGAGATGGCGGATCAGCTCTAGGGCGCCTAGCCGGATGGAATACGGGACAGCGCCGGAGCGCCCGGCCGTGTAAACGAGCTTGATATTTTTTGCGCCGTAGGCGAATAGCGCCGCTTCGCCACCCATGGCCCGGCGGGTGATCTGCCCGGACGAGTAGTCGACCGTGAACGCGAATGCGTCGCTCGCGCTGCCTAGTGGCTGTTCGGTCAGCGCAAATCCGGCTAGGCCGTAATACTCGGTGCAGCTCAGCACGCTGGATACCGGCAGCCAATCCGGCACGATGGTGGGAACTCCCCCATCGAAATACTCCGTGTGGACTTCCGGCAGGAAGGGCCCGCAGAAATTCCGCGCGAGATCGGCCGCAGCGAGAATGTAGCCCTGTAGCTCATCATCCTGCCGCGTGTCTTCGAGCCGCATGTTCAAATGCGCCTTGACGCTGGCCATGTCGACTAGCTGTTCTACGCCGAGCGGCCGAACCTGAAACTGACCCTCGCTGGCGAAGCCAACCCCGGTGCCGGTAGCTGTCCAGCGGTACTGCCAGACACCGGGGACCGTGGCACCCGGCACAACGGCGCTGTACGCCCCGCTACCGGCCGAAACGGTGGCCGGATGGGTAACCACCCCGGCGGGGTCCGTAACGGCCACAGAGACCGCCACAGAGCCCGTCGCAGGGGCGCCCGTGTCGTCAAGCACGGTGACAGTCAGACCAACGTCTGAACCGGCGTAGTAAATGAGCGACACGGGCACCCCTAGGTCAGGTTAAAAAGTCGGGGCAACCAGGCCGGTCCCGGAGATCACGGAAAGCGACTTCGGGTAACGGGCGGGCTGAAACGACATGTAGTTGTACAGGCGGACGAACACGGAAAGCTGGTTCGCGTAGGTCTGCGGGAAAGCCTCGGCCCGAATGTGGGACTCCCACAGCATGAGATCCGCTAGGCGGCCGACAATGATGGTGTCCTGGTTGGTACCGGCACCGAGGTTGGTCGGAAGGTTCGCGTCCACGTAAACCGGCAGACCCTGAATGGTGCCCACGTAACCCTGAGAATTCACGTCGCCCTGAGTGGCAAGCGCGTTCATCGGGTTGTTAGCGGCCGGAACCACCAGCGGACGACCGGCGGTGTCAGCCGCAGCGACGAACCACGCCCACCGGCGCGGGTGCATCACGATGGTGTCCGGCGGTAGGAATCGCTGCGTGTGAATCTGCTGAATGGCGTTCGCAATCGCGCTGTACGCCTGCGCCACGGTCGGCGAAGCCTGCGTGAAGGTGATCGCGTTGGTGCCGGACAGAGTCAGCGCGCCGAGCGGCTGGCCAGCGGAGCCAGAGCCGGAAAGCACCAGAGTGTTAAAGCTGGTCGCGTAGGCCGCAGCTAGGTCACCGAGAACGATGTCATCGACGTTAAGCGGGCTCTGCTCGATGAGCTGTAGCGAGATGGTCTGACCACCGGCAACCGTGGTAACGGTCGAGTTGATCGAAGTGGTCGTTAGGTCGGTCTGCTGAACGGCGCTGTTCTGCGTCGCCTGCGTCGCAACGGCGGTACCGGTCGCCACCTTCGGAACGCTGATCGAGTCAGTACCCGGAGGCAGCGGGAACGACGGGCAGAGGTTCGCGAAGATCCGGCCGGGACGGGCCAGCTTGACGAACTGGTCCTCTAGCCAGAGCGGGGGAACGAACTCGCCACCGGCGCCGTTCACGGTCGACAGGGCACGATTCTCGGTTGCGCGGGCCCGGTCGTTGCGGGCAAGACGGTCGGCAGCGTCACGGTCACCCTTGGCGCGGGCTAGGTGAAGGTCCCGGAAATAGGACCGGCCGCCGATACCAGAGCGGTAGATCTCCGGCTCGCTGGTCACCTTGACGCCGGTGGGGGCGTAACGCTTGGCCATGTCGGCCGCAGCCTCATCCGCGCGAATCTGCGCGTCAAGGTCGGAAATGCTGGCGTCGAACTCCCGAACCGCAGCCTCGCCACGGTCGAAATCGGCAGACTCCGCGTCGGTAAGGGAGCGGGACTCCGCCTTAGCGGTATCCACCAGGGTGGCGAGAGCGTCGGATGCCGCCTTGCGCTTTGCGATTAGGTCCGCAATCTGAGCGCGCTTGTCCATTTGGACTCCAGTGCTAGGGAAGGGAATTGGCTTCCCGCCACTTCGTTAGGTGGCCCCTAGGTGGTGCCCCGGGATCAGCGGGGTCCGGCGTAGGTCCGGCGTAAACCGGGCGGGCGACTCCGTAAATTTACGAAGTCGGTTACGGGTTCAGCGCCCGGAGGCGGGCACCGTAGAGAGAAAGGTCGGGGGTCGGCGCGGGCTCCTCAAGCGGCGGAAGCCCCTCAAGTTCCCGAACCTGATCGGGAGTTAGGTAACCGCCGCGCACCAGCGAGGAAAGGTCAAGGCTCCGCATGCTCGCACCCGCAGTTGCAGGGTTCGCGCCGTAGTTAACAACGCTGACGTCACCCTTGTGTAGGGACACCTCGGTAATGTCGCGCTGGTCGTAGTCCGGGGACCAAACCTGCCGGATCACGCGGAACGCGAACGACATTTCGTCAACGTCGCCGCGATCCATGGCCACCTGTAGGTCCCGCACGGCGCCCTGTCGGGGGTCTAGGTCGGCTTCCACGTAGAGACCGGTGGAATCCTCCGCTAGCCGCATGGTGCCGCTCTTAGTGCGCGCCAGGGTCATTCCGTCGTGATTGATCTTGAACGGGACATCGGCGCCGTCCGAGAGCGTCTTGGCGAACGCACCAGCGCGGATTACCTCGCTGTACGGACCGAACATGTCCTCAATCTCGTAAGGCGTTTCGGTCACGCTGGCATAGCCCCGGAAGGTGAGCGTACTCGCGTCGGTCGCGGACAGTTCCACATCCCGGAACGCCATTGCGCGCTGTTCGGTAACGTTGCGCCGCAGGGCGCGGGTAGCTAGATCGGTCATTAGAGCACCGCCCCCAGAGCGTCTGACTTCGGCGGGCTAGCTCCGGCCGCCGTGTCCTTTAGTGGCTTTACGTTGGAATTCAGCGGTGCCGAGATATCGTCTCCGCCTTCAATGGGCGGATAGTTCTCTAGCGCCCTGATCTCGTTGGTCGTGAGGATTGCCGCGCTGCGGGCCGCTCCGTAAACCGCGTATCGTCCGGCGGCATCCGTGCGCAACAGCGCATCGATATTGAACCGGGCAGACACGCCCCTACCGAGCATCGCCGACCATGCGTCTTCGAAGATTCCCAGCCACGATGCGAGGGTGTACGCGAGAAACGCTAGACCCTGTTGCTCGATGCCGGTTCCCCACGAAGTCGTCTTGTCCATTTGGCCCAGCAGATGCGGGGGCACGCCGAACAGCGTGGCAACGTCGAGATTCTGTGCGGCGCGGGTGCCTAGGAACTGCGCGTCCTCCGGCGTAACGGAAATCGGCTTCCACTCGGCGCCGCCGGTCAGAACGCCTACGGTGTGGGAGTTCTTCAGGCCAGCGTGACCGGAGGTGAAAACTTCCTTGAGGGTGCGCGCCTTTTCGCGGTCTAGGTCACCCGGAACGGCAACGTAGCCGGTCATGTGGGCGCCGTTCGCGAAGAACCGAGACCCGAACTCTTCGGCCGCCAGTCCTAGCCCGATGGCGTTTCGAGCGTAAGAGATCACGCTCATGCCCGTGGGCGATTCGGGGAATGACAGACCGATGAGGTGAACTATGTTTTCAGCGTCGACCGGAAGCCGGTTGACTTCATAGGTGCGGAATCCGTCCTTGTCGAATTCGCACTTCACCCGGTCAGGGTGCAGGACCCTTAGCCGGTTCGGGCGGTTGAACGTGTCGCGCGACAGCACCAGCGCGTATGCGTTGCCCCGAAGTAGGAGCGAAACCATCATCTGAGAGATACCGGCCCGGCGCGTAAACATCCGGGTGTCGGACGCTCCGCCGAACGGGTCAGCCATGATGGCGGGGGCGGGCTGGATTACCTTGCGGATATCCCCGTCCGCCTTGACGGCATCGAAGGGGAGACCGGCCACGCTGTTTGCCAGGATGCGGACCGAGGCGGCAACCGCGATGAGCTGCATTGCCGTGTCGTCCGTTACCGGCACACCCGCTGTAGTAATGCCGGACAGCGAGCCGTTCGACGGAATCGCCCACGGATCACCGGCGCCGGATGGGGCAAAGAAGCGCTTTTCCAGTCGGGAAATTATACCCATCGTTCAACCGCCCACCCGATGACCAGCGCCAGCACGCCGATAATGCCGAGAATCAGGGGCCCGTTTAGAGCCCATCCGAGCGCGGCGAGAATGCAAACCACGCCACCTAGGTCACAGAGCAGTAGGAAAGCCGCACGGACAGCGCGGAGAAATGCGATCAATGCGGCCCCCTTACAGGTCATCCCAATGAAAGAAGTTGTATTCCGGTTCCGGCTCCGGCTCGACACACGCCCGGTCGAGCGCCATTACGGCGGCAACCGCTAGGTCAATCTTTCGCGGGCTGCCCTTAGCGTCTTTGCTGATCCGGGAACCGCGCTGATCCGTCCGGACAATGCAGTTCGAGAGATGGCGGGCTAGCCGCTTGTCGCCGGAGTGCGTGATGGTCTTGTTTAGAACCGCTTCGTAAAACCGGGTCGTCGCCGGAATCATTCGCTGCGGACTCTGCGGGAACTCGACCACCGGCAGACCTTCGGATTCGAGAATCTGATAGGTGCGCGACCAGCGGTAGGGGTCGCAGACGATTTCCCGAACCTGCCAGCGTCGGCACGCCGCGCGGATGGCGTCTTCCACTTCGAGAATGGGAACGGTCCAAGCGTTGGATGCGTCGACCGGCTTTTCCCAACACTCCACAACATCGACGTGCGGCGTGTCCGTAAATTTACGGGGTGCGACGACCACTAGCGCGGTTGAGTCGTTGTTGAAGGAACCGTCAAAGCCCAACACGACGTCTTCGCCATCCGGAATGGTCACGGACGATTCGTCGGCCAGGCACTCATCCCATGCGCCGCTAGGCAGCCATGTCTGTGCCGTGCTAACCCACTGATTGAGCCGCTTCGTTCGGAACTCAGATTCGGGGGTCCGCAGTACAGCGGATGCGAAGTCTTCGGCGCTGACAATGTCGCCATAGCCGGGGTTCGCGCCCGCCCAGAATGCCGGGTCGGTGTGGATCGACTCCTCCGGCGCGCCCCACCATTCGAAGTAGAACGACGGGTCGTCAATCTCGCCGGAGGCAACACGGCACCCGTACTGCCACATGCCGTAACACAGCGAGTCTCCGCCGGTGGAATCCGACTTCACACCCGCTGTCGTAATGCCGACTAGAAGCGGCTCGCGCCGGGCGCCCGTGGCAAGGGACATAACATCCCATAGTTCACGGTTTGGCTGCGCGTGGACTTCGTCAAAGAGAACTAGGTGGGGGTTCAGACCTTCTTTGGTGAACGCTTCGGCGGAAAGCACGCGGTAAACGCTGCCCGTCGCCGGAAGTTCAATCGCGTCTCGGTACGTCTTGAACATTCCCGAGAACTGCGGCTCTAGCTCGATCATCTTCTTAGCAGTGCCGAAGACGATTCGCGCCTGTTCCTTGTCCGCAGCGCAGGAAAATACCTCGCCACCACGGGGCCCGAAGGCCAGCCCATACAGCGCGATACCGGCGCCTAGCGCGGACTTGCCATTCTTTCGCGGCACGCCGATTAGCGCTTGCCGGTGCTTTAGTAGGCCGTTCGCCTTGCGCGCGAAAAGGCGCCGGACCATTGCCGACTGCCAATCCCGCATAACCATCGGCTCGCCAGCGGAACCGCCGACGGAATCTTTGGTCACCCGGAGGAATTGCGTAAACGACAGGAATTCGTCACCGTCGCCGCGCTGAATTTCCTCCGGCGAAACGTCCGTAAGAAATAGGGGCGCACTCATTACTAGCCCCTATCTGCGCGCTTCGCCATCATTTCTTCGAAGGCATTCTTTGCCTTGACTTCCGCTAGCCCCATTCGGGTTCGGTCGGTCGGAGTAAGGCCAATGGCGCCGAAGAGTTTGGCGATTTCGGTCTCAATGGTCGAGAGCATGCCGACCAGAGGGTTTGCGTAGGCGTACATTTTGTCCGTGAACAGCACGGGTTCGGACTCATCCAACAGCGCGCGGAAGTGCGCCCGCCGGTCGACCTTTTCGCACAGCATGAGGAGCACGGGCCGGTCAGTCTCGGCAAGCCACACAGCGCCCTCTGTGACCCGCTGCCACAGCTCGGCGCCCTCCGGTCCAAGGGACGCGGGAACGGCCGTTACAACCGGCGCCACGGGCGCTACAGAGGCAACGTCGGGTAGGTCGCGCTTGCCGGGGTTGCCCAACTTGCGCTTTCGCTCCGTCGGGACGGGCGGACGGCCAGCAGTCACGGCCGATCACCCCCGTTGAGAAAGATTTTCGCCGGTCCGGCTAGACCCCCCGGGTCAGAATTTCGCGATTTCGTGTTCCCCCACAGGGCCCGGGTCCATTTCATGCATGCGCATAGACTTTGCCCTGCCCCCCTATGTCTATGTATGTCCGATTAGACAAGGGGGTCAGCGTGTGGTATGGGCACCCTTTCGGGCATTGCACCCTCTGCACAGCACAGTGAGGTTAGAGACGTGGTCGGTGCCACCACTCTTCTTTGGTATGACATGGTCTACCGTTAGATCAGTGGATGAATGACCATCTACTAGATAACCAGGACAGTAGTAACCATTAGTGGATATCCATTCACTAAGTACTGACTTAGCTACTACTCTCCACTTACTACCGTATCCACGCTGTGTACTACTACCACGCTGCCTATTGATCCGGGCCATTAGCTGTGCCTGGTGCTGGTCACACCTAGATGAATTGGTAGTGAGCCTGCCACAGTCCAAGCAAGGGCGCTTAGGCATTAGCTATTACCTACCATCCCGGCGGAAGTGCAGGGCCGGAATCACCCTGGTCCGGAAAATCCCCTGGCGGAATTTCCTCTGGCGCGCAATTACATGCGGGCGGCGCAGTGCAAGACGCACCATGGATATGTGCCGCCAGCTCTAGGCTAATGGCGTGCGCCGCGCATGCGAATATGGCGGTTAAAGTGGATTCCCGGGATTCGGGGAAATCGGGATTCGCAGCGAGGATATCGGCGTATTCGGCATCCGTCGGTCGGCGCTGCCACTGGACTACGGCATCCGCACTGCAAGCGCGGCATACTGGCATAGTCATTTGGCGACCCCTAGAACGGAAGAGTTGAATGCCCGAATTCCTGGCGCGTCTTGCGCTTGTGGCAGGGTCGGCAGAGAACTTGGATATTCTCGTCCACGTCTTCGCCACCAAAGGCAATCGGGGTGATGTGATCGACGTCAGCGGCGGAGGGAAGAACAACAACGGGGCATAGAGCGCAATGCGCCCACCCATCCCGTTTGATCTCCGCTCGCTTTCGCGCTGCGGCATTTGAACCGGCCGCAATAACGGCACGTCGCCTCAAACGGTCGCGCACAGCGTCTCCGTTGATATAGGCGGAATAGTGCTCCCGGCAACGTCCACGATGCGTGGCCCGTGCGGAGCAATCAAGGCACCGTAGGCGCATCTAAGCACCTCCGTGCGACCGACCCCGTAAATTTACGGAGTCTAGGGGTCCGTGCCGGATTCGAACCGACAATTCCTCCCGGAAGGGGAGGGGTTTTTGCCATTTAAACTAACGGACCTACAGGGGCATCATCTGGCCGGAATCCGCGTCCTGCAATGGGAGCTACCCACGTGCGCACAGAGGGATTCGAACCCCCAACAAACGGGACCTAAACCCGTCGCCTCTACCGTTGGGCTATGTGCGCGCGCTCCGTACGGGGCATGATCCCGTAACCTCCCGCTCGACAGGCGGGCGCTCTATCCGGTTGAGCTAACGGAGCATGCTTCCGGCTTTGGCGGCCGGAAAGCTGGTGGCGAGTTTATCAATAGGTCTCTTGCACCATGAGACCTAGTGCATCGCCCGGGAATCGAACCCGTCTAGCCCAAAGGCAGGGATTTTACAGACCCCTTTGCGTCCCAGCGCTCAATGCATGGATGCGGTTGCTATCCGCCGTTTGCCCGTTTCCCGACGCTATCGGGGGCTGTCGGAGCGGAGAGATTTGAACTCCCGACACTCGGTATGTAACACCGGTGCTCTACCTGACTGAGCTACGCTCCGAAGGGGTCCCGGGGCCGCTCAACCCTGCCGGGAGAGAGATCGGCGTATGGGGAGACGTAGCCCCGGGAGATTGTGGCAAGGGGGCGGGTTCTGCACCCGCCGGGTGTGCTTTGTGGGACGTTGCGCGACCTGCGCCCCCTTGCACCGGTACTAGAGCGCAGAGGGTTTATCGGGTCAGCGCGGAGGGGCGGAGGACGTTCGGACGTTCGGACTGTGTTTCTCTGTATTGCTATAGGAATCCTTATAAGAATACGGAAACCATAGTCTGAACGTCCGAACGTACTAAACCGCAGGTCAGAGATGGTGACCCGATGGACGCTCGCGCCCGCTCCCCTTGCGCTGTTGTGCGCTGATCTCTCGGACGGATTCGCTCCGTGACCAGTCTGGCACCTCTGAGTGAAGTTAGGTAAGCCTCACCAAAACACAGAGGGCCCGACCGAAGCCGGACCCAATGTGTCTCAGATCACACCGTCAGTACTAGCGCCGCCAGCTCTGCCGCTTCCGCGTCGTCCGGGTCGTCCGGCTGACCGAGAGCGAACGTAAGCCGCTTCTCCGGGTCTCTGGCGCCCCTGTAGGTCTCTCCCACTACCACCCGGGCCCCCGCAGCCTTGAGCATGTCTCGGCGCCCCTCTACGGTCTCCCTGGCCCATTGCGCGGCGTACGTCTCGCCGGTCGGCACTTCCTCATGCCGGGGCGGGATCACGGGGGCCGCTTGCAGCCGTTCGAGTCGGTCGGACCGGCTTTGGAGTTGCTTGCCCACGGCATCCGCCGCAGCACCGCGCATGCCTGTAAGCCGTTCTGCGAGATCCGCAATGTCGGCTTTCAGTTCTTCGATTTCGTCCGTGTGGTCAATGCCCGGGGTCGTGATGACCTCCACCACATTCACGCTACCGGCCCGCGCGAGAAATTCCCGCTCCGTGTAGCGGTCTACCGGGTCAGCTACGACGTACGCGGGCTTGCGGCACTTCCGGCCGTGCGTCTTGGCGGCGCACCGGTACTGCCTGACAGATTCCTTGCGATTCGGCCCGGGGGCTAGCCAGCCCTGGTAAAGCCGTCCGCCGCAGCTTCCGCAGTACAGCACGCCCAACAGCGGGTGCGCGTCGGAGCGTCGTTCTGCGCCCGTGTCCGCCTTTTTGGTCGTCACCTTGACCAACCGGCGCCAGGTACCGTCATCGATCAGCGCGTCTCCGCACTTTACGGTTTCGCCATCGGCATTCCGGACCGCGCTGCCCTCAAACTGGAGTCGGCCGTTGAGAAGCGGGTTTTTGATCCACGTGGAAACCATTCCGGGATTCCAGCGCGCTTTCGGGTCGATATCCCGTCCGGCCAGCTTTCGCCGATGATTGGCGGGGGTGATTCCGGGGTGCGCCGCATTCATCCATTCGGAAACCTGGTGGTAGGACTTACCGGAAAGCACCATGGCAACCATTTGGCGCGCAATCGGCGCCGTGCCGGGGGTTTCTTCGCTGTCTTCGTGCAATCCCAGCCACCAACCCTGGTCTTCGGTCGGGTGGGGGACCGGAATGAAGCCGAAGGGGACGCGTCCGCCACTCCACCGGCCGACGGACCGGAGGTATTCCCGGGCGCCCGTGACTCGCTCGCTGATTGCCTCGGCTTCCATCTGCGCTGCAAAGGCAAGCAACATCATGATCAGTTCCGACATGGGCGACCCCATGTCCAACTCAAGCCGGGTTCCGCCGGGCCCCTCCGCGAAGATCAACCGCTTTTTGTGTTCTTTGGCCCAACGTCCGAGATCGGCCATGTCCGCCATGCTGCGCACGGCCCGGTCAAGGCGCCACCACGCAATGACGTCATAGTCCTGCGGCCGGTTCATCCAATCGCCTAGCTCGGGGCGATCTTTGGGCGATACCTTGGACGCTGACACGTCCATATCGCGGGCCCACCCGACCACGTGACCGCCGATGGCGTCCGACACGGTCTCTACGGCGCTCTCCTGGCGCTCCGGCGATGTGGTGGCGTCCGTGTAGCGGCTAAGCCGGGTTGCGCCCAACACGCGCGGACCTCTGCGCTG